CAACTTTGCAGTAAAATATCAAATACCTATTCTTGGTTTTATACAACTTAATCGAGATGGTATCACAAAAGAAAGTACAGATACTGCTAGCGGATCAGATAGAATCATATGGCTATGTAGTAATTTTAGCATATTTAAAAGAAAATCAGATGAAGAAATTGCCGAGGATGGTGGAAATTCAGGCAATAGAAAATTATTGCCACTTATCAGTAGACATGGAGGATGTTTAGATGATAATGACTATATTAATTTCAATTTAAAGGGCTGGTGTGCCAAAATATCAGAGGGTCAGACTAAACTTGAGTTATCTCATAACTCATCAAAGAAAAAAGATGGATTTTTAGTTAATGAAAACGATGAAGAAGAAATACCGTTCGTATAATCAACAGCAGTTAAAAATTCTTTCTGATCGATTGTGTGATGAGATAGAATCTTTATTATCCTATTTTGGCATAGAATATAAATCATTGTCAAAAATGATCACTATGAGTTGTCCAATTCATGGTGGAGATAATAATTCTGCACTTAATCTCTATCCAGAGGGAGAAAGATATAGGGGTAATTGGAAATGCAGAACGCATCAATGTGAACAAATATTTAAATCATCAATACTTGGTTTTATTAGGGGAGTTTTATCTCATCAAGAGCATAATTGGTCAGCAGATGGTGATCCAACTTGCTCGTTTGAAAATGCCCTAGACTTTGCTCAAAAATTTGTGAATCAAAAATTAGATGATATCAAGATAGATAAAAAATTTCAAGAAAAAAATAGCTTTGTTAATACGGTCAACTATATTAATAGTGCTGGATCAGCAGTTAAAAATATTAATGGGGTCACCAGAACGCAAGTTAAAAAAGCATTAAGTATACCATCGCAATATTTTTTAAATAGAGGATACTCTGAAAATACTCTAAAAAAATATGATGTAGGAGATTGTAAAATAATAGGTAAAGAAATGTATGGCAGGGCGGTCGTTCCTGTTTATGATATAGATTACAAGTATATGATAGGATGTACTGGAAGAAGTATACATGAGAAATGCGAAATATGTAAGTCTTATCATTGCAATAGTATCGAATGCCCAAAAGATAATGAACTATGGTTAAACTCTAAATGGAGACATAGCAAAGATTTCAAAACACAGGAACACTTATATAATTTCTGGTTTGCTAAAGAATATGTTTTAAAACAAAATTATGTAATTCTTGTTGAGAGTCCAGGCAATGTGTGGAGATTAGAAGAGGCCAATATTCATAATTCTGTGGCTATATTCGGATCATCGCTTTCTGATAAACAAAAAATGTTATTGGACATATCAGGTGCTCTATCCTTGATTTTATTAATGGATAATGATGACGCCGGACGTAAGGCTTGTGAGGCTATAAAGAAAAAATGTCACAAGACCTACAATATCTATAATATAGACATATCAAAAAATGACGTTGGATCAATGACAATTGATGAAATAAAATCAGAAATTATACCTCAGATCGAAAGTTTTAATTTATGACAAGAATAATCGCATTTGCAGGAAGAAAACAATCTGGAAAAACTACGTGCGCTAAATTTCTTGAACATATTTTTAATACCATAGGTACTTCACAAATATATAACTTTGCAGATCCACTGAAACAAGATATTTGTATTAATATTTTTGGCTTGACATATGATCAATGTTATGGAGATGACACAAAAAAGAATGAATATACAGATATTCGCTGGGAAGATGTTCCAGGATATGCTGAGAATTGGCAAGAATATCAAGGATACATGACAGCGAGAGAAGTAATGCAAGTTATTGGTACTGATATATTTAGGAAAATGAAAAATGATGTTTGGGCATCAGCCACGATTAAAAAGATAGTTAAAGATAATCCTAATTTTGCTATCATCGCTGATTGTCGATTCCCTAATGAAGTTGATTGCGTAAAGAAAGCCGGTGGATTAGTAATTAAATTAAATAGAAACCCATATAACTCTTGTCATGCAAGCGAAATTGCATTAGATGTAGACAAGTATGATCAAAATAATTTTGATTTAATCATAGATAATAAACAAATGTCAATAACTGAACAAAATAATGCTATATTAAAATTTCTTAAAGATAAAGGAATCGTACTATTATAATCACATATTTTAGAAGCTCATCTTATAATACTCATAGTATGTGTGAGCAACAATATTTTCTAGAGTACGTTCTTGGCTGGAGAGGTCCATCAGGACAAAAGGCTGATAAGGGCACTATAGTACATAAAGTATTAGAAATATTAGCAATTATTAAAAAAGCTCAACAAGATAATATCGCAGTTATTGATGACGATGTGGCTGGAAAAATTGATACTAATGACTATAATTTAAATAGCTTAATAGAAAAATCATATAGACATTATTCAGAAGCATCTCCTCATCATAAATGGACATTAAAGGACTATAAGGATTGTCATTCATGGGTTTATAAGGCAATAGAGTTTAATGGTGGAATGTTTGATCCAAGAAATAGAAATATTTTAAGGCCAGAACAACATTTTGATTTTACGATTAATAAAAAATGGGCAGAATATTCTTTTAATACCAATGATGGTGCTATTACTGGTAATCTGGCACTAAAAGGAACGATAGATCTTGTAACACTAGCAAATAAAAATACTATAGAAATAATAGACTGGAAAACAGGTCGAAGATTAGATTGGGCAACAGGCCAGGAAAAAACACAAGAGAAACTAGAAAAAGATCCACAATTAAGAATATACCATTATGCTATTAGTCATTTATATCCTGATATAGATCATATTATTTTTTCTATATATTTTATTAATGATGGTGGCCCATTCTCAATATGTTTTGATAAAAAAGATTTGTCTGAAACAGAAAATATGCTGCGACAGAAATTTGAATATATCAAGCAGACAAAAAAGCCGAGACTAAATAAAAGCTGGATGTGTAACAAATTGTGTCATTTTGGAAAAACAACTTTTGAAAACACAAGCGTTCTGCCGATAATAGAATATAGAGATAATCAAACGTGTCAACAAGGATCTTTTATGACGAAATGTGAACAAATAAAACACGATATAGAGTTGCACGGAATGAATCATGTGGTACAACAGTACAAGCACACAAATCATACTTTTGGAATGTATAAAGCACCTGGAACAACATAATGTCATTTTATAGTCCATTACATGTTCATTCTCATTATTCACTTTTGGATGGCCTAAGTAAGCCTAAGCAGATTGCGGCAAGATGCCAAAAAATTGGTGCTAAATCTTGTGCATTAACTGATCATGGCAATATATCCGGAGCTGTACAATTTCATTCTAATATGAGGTCTGTTGGTATAAAACCCATATTAGGATGTGAAATATATATTTGTGAACAAGATCCAAGTATACAACATAAAGAGAATGGAGAATTGTCACATTTTCTATTATTAGCCAAAAATTATGCTGGCTGGAAGACACTAATTAAAATTATCTCAGAATGTAATTTGCCAAATCATTTTTACAAAAAACCACGACTTGATTTTAAAAGATTAGCTAAGATGGTTGATGGTAATATTATTGGGTTTTGCGGTCATTTGGGATCAACTCTTGCAAATAAACTATATAATGTTGAAAATCCAATGAGTGTCGGAAATGAGTTTGTTTCTTACATGAAAGATATTTTTGGATCTGATAACTTTTTTCTAGAATCACAATTAATAGACAAAGAAAACAATCCTAGTCAAATAGAATTAACAGATACAATTAGAAGAATAGCCAAAGCAAATAATATAAAACTTATAGCAACACCAGACGCTCATTATTGTGAAAGTGAAGACGCTATAAAAGTTACACTATCTGATATTAATAGGAAACTATTATCTAACGAAGATGTTCCTATGTCATGTTTTTTTAAATCTGATAAATATCATATACCTTCTTATGAAGAGATGAGTGTCTTACATACAAAAGAAGAAATAGAAAATACAAATTTTGTTGCAGAATTATGTGAAGACTATGATATTAAACACAAACCATTTTTACCAGAATTTGATTGTCCTAAGGGATATGATCCAGATACATATCTTAGAGAATTATGTCGCACCGGCTGGAGAGATAAGATCAAAAATGTAGTTGATCAAGAACTGGAGCCAACGTATGTTGAAAGAGTCAAGGTTTTGCAGGGAGCTAGTCTCTCTAGTTATTTCTTAATAGTTCAAGATATGGTAAATTATGTAAAAAATAACAATTGGTTGGCTGGTCCAGGACGAGGAAGTGCTGCTGGGTGTTTGGTTTCTTATTTGATAGGAATCACTGATATTGATCCAATAAAATATAAATTAATTTTTGAACGATTTTACTCTGCTGGACGTAACACAAAAGATAGAGTATCGCTGCCAGATATTGACATGGACGTTCCGATTAATAAAAGAGAAAATGTAATCGAATACGTTAAAAATAAATATGGAATAGATAAAGTTTCACAAATGATTACATATAATACAATGAAAGGCAGAGGAGCTTTAAAAGAAGTTCTTAGAGTATATGGCAA